TTACCAGTATTTTGACTATAAAATATAGTCATTTTATTTTGCATTTCTTGTATATTAGCCATTTTAAATTCCTCCTTTATGCTGTAACTGTATATATTAAAGTTGATTCTCTACCAGTAACAAATTCGTTTTTATCTCCATAAGTATCTACATAAGTAGCTCCAAATGCCAATTCAAAAGTTCCCTTTGAATAATTTATATAACTGGAATTATTTTGAAAATTAATCCAATAATCGTTTAAAAATATATAATTACTTCCTCCTCCAGTGTTACTAGGCTTTGTAAGTGTAGGGTGTATTGTAAAAATTTTGTTTTTAAATTCGTCTGGTAATTGTATTTTTACAATTTCTCCAGATTTAGATATTATAGTACCAGTATAACTTAAATGGTGATATTCATTTTTAGAACTACCGAATTTATTATAAAAACCATCACTAGGACTTATTACAACCTCCGAACCATCATATAATTTACTATTTATATTCCCATTTCCTATATTAAAATTTGTTTTTCCATCTATTGATGATAAAGTTCCAGTTCGTATTAAATTAGCGTCTAAAATTCCAGTACTTATCAAACTAGCGTTTATTTTACCATCTATAGTAAAACCATACTCATAATATCCATAATAACCATTTTGGCTAAATCCTAATCCATTTCTATTTAATCTAACTACATTTATAGCAGTATTAACGTCTTTAGAATCCATTATAAGAATTTCATTTTGTTTAGCTACTACATAACTGTCTTTTATACCACTATTCATTAAAGCATTAATATAATCTCCTAATCCATTAACACCTTTTTTTTGTGCATTATCTAATTCTGCAACTATTTGCGATATAGTAGGAGGTGTTAATTTTATATCTTTATTACTTAATTTGGTGGATAATCTTTTGTCTAATTTTGGAGAATACTCTCTCTCTACAACTCTTACTCTTATATCTGTATTATAAGTATCTTCTTTAACTGTAATTGTATCCCCTATTCCAACATATTCTATTAGACCATAATTTTTATATTCTTCTGTTTTATATAATTCTACAAAATTAATATTGTATTCTGCTGTTATTATATCAATGTGATTTTTACTGAATTCTAACTCTGCGCGTCTTTTTAATTCTGTTTGTGCTTCTGCCAAAGTGTCATAACCTTCGGGGTCATTTTCAGTTTTTAATTTTACATCTTCATACTTAAGTTCCTTAAAAAACTCTCTAGGATAATTACCTACCAGTGAAGATATTACTCTATTTGATTTAATTCCATCAAATCCGACTGGATATAAAATTGTGCATAGAGAATCTATATTAGTTTTAATTTCAAATCCTGTTAAGTTTTTTTTGCTTTGTATTACTATATCTTTATCTTGACCAACTCTATTATTAATAGCTAAATTATATTTATTTCTATATATTTCTCCACCCCAACGTTCTAAAAATGAATTGTCATTATCAAAAAGAGCTTTATATACATTCATGTACATATAATAAGCTGTATTAACTTTTGTTATATTACTAGTTGCTATTATTTCATTTTTACCTTTAGCACCATTGAAAATATATTGTATTGCACTTGTACCACTTTGAGTGGTAGGTCTGACATCTTCTAACCAAAGTGTTAAAGTATCTGATATGGTTATTTGTCTTGCGTAAATTTCTATATCCCTTTTATTTTTTCTTACATTACATATTCTAAAAACTTCGTCACCAAATTCGTCTGAAACTCTTATTATAGAACCTTCTATAAATAAATTATAAAGTTCGCTAGACTTTTCTTTATCAACTATGACAGTGCATTGATAATCGAATTTATCATTTAAACCCTCTGTTATTTTATCACTTATTATCAAATCATCTATAATATAATTACCGTTAGTTGTTAACACTTCTTCTCTAGTACTTTTACCATCAAATAAACAAGTAAATCCTTTCAAATCATCACCCCACAAAAATAGTATTATTTAATATTTCTATTTTTTCAATGTTACCAATCCAGGATATTTTATTATAGCCATTTCTTAATGTAGGAAAATTACCTATCATTTTATTACTTATGCTTTGATTGTTATTATCTAATATTTCAATTAACTCACTATCTATATATATAAAATCACTTACAGACTTTAATTGAATTTCTTCTCCATTTATTATTAAAGATATATTTTGAATAGAAGAGGGTAATGTTAATTTTAAGTTTGGACTTCCTTCTAAATCTCCAATATAAAATATATCATAATTATTTGTTATTATAGTTTGCCAATATTCTTCTGTTTTATATAAAAAAGGTTCGCAATTAAATGTTACTTTTAAAATTGCATTTGCCTGTTTTTCATCTGATATTTTATCGCATATAACATTTTTAACTTTATAACACTTTTCTCTATAATCATCGAAAAATAGTCTATTATCTTTTATATCGTTAAGCCATAAATTAACCTCTCTTTGTCTATCCTTATATCTTTTTATATCAAATATTTTTAAATTTAAATCAAATTGTAAATCTTTATAATTACCAGTTTTTCTTGTCAAACTTCCTTTTTTTCTACCTTCTACTGGTATTATTTCAATTTCTTCTTGTATGATAGGATATTCTACTTTATCAATTATTCCTATTCCAAAACTGAATGAATTTCTACCATTGAACCAAAAAGAATTAATCATGAAATCACCTCCTATATTAATTATAACATCAAAAAAAGGAGGTGTAAAACCTCCTCTATTAATAGGAAAAAGCTGTTGTAGTCATTCTATTGTAGTCTTCTAATTCTTCTTGGTGTGGTGCTACTGTCTTTCTCACAAATTCTTTCCCATCTATATCCATTTTAAAATCTACTGTAAACATAGTCTTTAAACTTTCTTTAAAATCATCTTGTTTATAGTAAGGAATTGGCACTCTAGCACTGCTTATGGTATCTTTCATACTGTCTTCTATTTGTTTATTAACGTCTTCCATTTCTTCTATAAATCCAACTCCAACCCCTTGTGCTGTATATTTACCTACCTCTTTTTTCATTACTCTAGACGGAGAGTGTATTCCTAGAGCTCCTTTAAATCCTTTTACAATTCCACCAGCAAAATCTCCTATTTTTTCCTTTAACCAACCAGCCATTCCTGTTATGCCGTCCCATATTCCTTTGACTATATTTTTACCAATTTCAAGCATTTGGTGGGGAATCTCTTTTATTTTATCTACTATAGCGTTAAATACTTCTTTAGCTGATTCTTTAGCACTAGCAACCATATCACTACCCCATTGAACAAGTTTGTTCCATGTGTCAACCAACCACTTCCAAACCTTTGCGGGCATTTCAGAAAACCAGTTCCCAACGCCTTCCACCAAAGCGCTTATTTTTTCGCTTGCTGTATTCCACATGTCAGAACACCAACTTTTAAATCTGTCCCAGGTATATAATAGCCAAGTATAAACTTTAGTAGGTAATTGCGCAAACCATTCACCGATTCCAGTTATTAAATTTCCGATTCCTGTTGTCATATCGTTCCACAAATCAGCCATATAAACCCCGAAATCTGTTTTAACTTGAACTAGCCAAGTCCATATTTTGCCTGGCAATTCTGAAAACCATTCCGCAATAGCTATAATTAAATTAGGTACCATTTCAGTCCAAAAAGTAACAAATCCTTCCCACCATGTTACAAACAAAGTATAAATATATCCTAATATAGCTCCTATGCCTTCACCTATTTTCGCAGGTGCTTCATTAATAAATGCCCATATTTTACCTGGTAATTCTCCAAGCCATTGTAAAACATCATTAACAAAATTAGGTATACTTTCTGTAAAGAAGGTCACCACCGCTTCCCACCCTTCTTTAAAAAAGTTTCCTACATCTTCTACAAATCCGTCTATAAATTCTTTAAAACCATCGCAATTATCATAAAGCAATTTAAAAGCTCCTGCAAATGGATTTATTAAAAATAATAATATACCTTGCCAATTATCCTTAAAAAAGTCTATTATTTTATTAAAAGTTTCGGGTATAGTTTCGGTAAAAAATTCTGATATAGCTTCCCATGCATCTACTGCTTTTGTTTTTACAACTTCCCATAATTCAATCCAAAAATTTCTGAAACCCTCGCAATTATTCCATAAAAGAATAAAGCCAGCCACTAATGCTGTTATTCCTAATACAATCCATCCAATCGAAGTGGCTTTGAAAGCTAAATCCATTAATTTCATAGTGGCGGTATAAAGTTTAGTTGCTTTTTCAGCCAGTCCAAGCCTGTTAGCCATTTTGTCAATTCCAATTCCTAAATCAATAACGTTAGTCTTAAATTCTTTAATACCAGATACTACATCATTTATTACCATTATAGATTTTAAAGTAGCCCATACTGCTACTATACCTATTATAGCATCTTTTATTAAATTAAAGTTTGTTAAAGCATTAGCACCAAAAGTTTC